CTACATTTGCAGAGGGTACATTAAAAACACTTGAATTTAACAGACCTGATGATGTAAATAATTTCTACGGAAAAACCAAACAGCTATCAACTTTTAAAACAGCACTAACCGACAGCGAACTTGAAAAACTAACATCTTGGGAGTCATTCTTTGATATGGCAAAAGGACAGGAATATAACGTAAAACTCTAAAAAATGGCAAATACTTTTAAATTTGGTAACGGTAACTGGGCGGTCAAAGATGGCTCTGTCTTAGCTTACAATGACGAGAACAATAACTTCAAACCTCTACCTTTTGACTTCACTAGAGACTCTATAGCTACTAGAGTTAGTAAAGATGGACTTATTGAGGTTGTACCTAACAATATGCCTAGAATTGACTTTACAGATAACACAAGTGGGCATCTACTTCTTGAGCCGAGTAGAACTAATAATTTACCTTATGCTGAACAATTTGATAATGCAGCTTGGTCAAAAGGTAACTCAACTGTTACAGCTAATCAAGCTATATCGCCTGATGGTTCGCAAACTGCTGATTTATTACAATTAACTTCGGCAGGTGGTAATGTATTTGATGGCGTAGGTGGTAGTGGCGATTACGCTTTTAGTGTGTTTGCTAAATATGTAGATGCTCAATTTATAAGATTACGCTCAACAAGTTCTTATGCTTATTTTGATATTCAAAATGGTTCTGTTGGTAGTACAATTAATGTAAGTAGCACTAAAATAGAAGATTATGGCAATGGGTGGTACAGATGTACAGTTGTAGGTAATAATACTAATTCACTTGCACAGATTTTTGTAAGTGATACCGATGGCTCAAATACAGGCACAGGAAGTGTTTATATATGGGGCGCTATGTTTGAAGCAGGAAGCTACGCAACAAGCTATATACCGACAGAAGGAAGTAGTGTAACGAGGGTTGCTGAACAAGGTATAGATGGCGGTGCGGGAACTCCGATATTTAGTAATACCACTGCGGTTTGGTTTTTAGATATAGAAAGATTAGGTGTTGACGCAAGCAGTAGTGGTAGTGCAATAGCTTTAAGAAATTCAAGTTTTTCACAACAAATAAGATTGCATTTTGACGAGCCAAATACAAGTATAAGGTTTAGAGATGGTTTGAATGGTTTTGCTACTATAGGTACAATCACAGGAATGTCCGTAGGTGTTAGAAAAAAAATAGCTTTAAGAATAGATGGTAGTGCATTGTCTACATTTGCTAATGGCTCAAAAATAGGTAGTGATTATACTGCACCAAGTACTTTTGATATAGCAGAAATAGATTTTTACACACTTGGATTTAAAATACACGATATGAGATTTTATAACGAAGCACTAACAGATACAGAACTTGAAAAACTAACAAGTTAAAAACCTTAACAAGTGGGTAAAGACGAAACACAAGACTTCCGAATCACTCGGCTAGAGAATGAAGTAGACTTCTTTAGGAAAACTACTGAGCAGTCTCTTGTTGAGAATGGTAAAAAAATAGAGAAGGTTATCAGCATACTAGAAGCTGACGAAGCTATCGGTAAAAAAGGTCTTGTGAAGCAAGTTGATGACTTGGAGAAGCGTCTAATGACTTTTAGTAATTTCATAAGAGCTTATAAGCTAGCTATAGCTATGCTAGCTGGACTGTTCACTACCATAGGTGGTATCATAGGCTGGTATTTTAATTTAAAAAAATGAGATTAACTACAAACTTCACGCTAAGAGAATTTAAGTGCAAAGATGGAACTAGAGTTCCTGAACACTTAATGGATAACGTAATAGAGTTGGCTGAGAACTTACAAGAGCTTAGAGACTTCTTAGGAGAGCCTATTAAAGTGAATAGTAGCTACAGAACTCCAGAGCATAATCAGTCTGTAGGCGGCTCAGTACGAAGCCAGCATCTATTAGCTAAAGCTGCGGATATAAAAGTTAAAGACTTAGACACTGAGGACTTGTACTTAATTATAGAAAAACTGATAGAGCAAGGCTGTATGAAAGAAGGCGGTCTTGGGTTATATAATACTTTTGTTCACTACGATGTAAGAGGAACGAAAGCTAGATGGGATTATACTAAAAAAGAAAACTTTTACTAATGGGAGATTATAAAAAAAAGAATGGCACTACTAGAGTAGGTGACTTCCTTAGAAGCGTCAACTTTAGCAAAGCGTTAGACGTAGTAGCTAAGCTCACGTCTGGAGACGTTTCGGGGGCTATTAAGGAACTATCTGACAACTCTAATGAATTAACACAAGAGCAGAGAGAAGTCGCTTTAGAGCTCGTTAAATTGGATATGAAGGCTCAGGAGGATGTAACTAACCGCTGGAAGTACGATATGGAATCGGATAACTGGCTAAGTAAGAACGTGAGACCTCTGGCTCTTATATTCTTAACTGTAGCTACTTTACTCATAGCTATCTCTGATTCTATGAATTGGAACTTCAACGTAGATACTAGCTGGATTGATTTGCTAAAGACTCTACTTATAACAGTATACACAGCTTACTTCGCTGGAAGGTCTTTCGAGAAGTATCGGAAACTGTAAGCTCTAAACAACAAAAACAGAAGGGGTCAAGTGAAAGAAAACTTGGCTCTTTTTTTTTTGAGCACAGCTATCCTCTGATACGCTGTAACTTAGTTAACTTCTAGGTTTTGTAGAAAACTTCTAGGAAGGTCACTTCTAGGAAGTCTACTTCTTAAGTGGCACTACTTCTATGAAGGTAGCTTCTTATGTAGCAGATAGTAGACTGACTAAAGCTAGTCTAAGAATTTAGGCAAAGTTACGAAAAATATTTGACAAATGCAAATTTATTTACCTGACAAGGTGTCAGTGACATATTTTCTTGTTTTTAAATAAAGACCCTTTGTAACTTTTTTTTATGCCCAGTTGGTTTAGGGGGTTTTGCCAGCTGGGTTTTTTTGTTTATGGCACGCAAAGTAAAGATAAAGACGTTAAAGGCTAAGCTCGATAAGATATTTAGCGAGTACATTCGTAGACGTGACGTAGATAACCACACTGGCTTCGGTAAGTGTATAGACTGCGGTAAAGAAACTCACTACTCAGAAGGTGACGCTGGTCACTTCGTAGGTCGCAGACATCTCTCAACTAGATGGGATGAGGATAACGTCCACTTTCAGCATAGATATTGCAATAGATTCTTAAATGGCAGACAGTATGAGTACGGTCAGGCTTTAGGTCAGGATAAAGCTGACGAACTAATGCAGAAGTCTCACAAGGTGGCTAAATTTGACGCTGTACACTTACAGTACCTTATAGACATATATAAGGATAAACTTGACGAGATAAAAAAGAAACAGTCGTTTTAATTTGGTAGTTTCATTTTATTTTCGTATGTTTGCATCAAACAAAGTAAAACAATGAGTCTACTTATAGGATTCTTATACATAATACCACTAGTAACTACCACAGTTACAGCTTCTTATCTTTGTAGGGAGTTTAAGTACACTATTCTTCCACTAGTAATAACTATGGTTATTGTGTGGGATATTTGTACTGCTATATTATGGTATGGAGTTCTGTCTACCATTATAGACAATATCTATGCATTCGAAATAGGTATCTTAGCTAGTTTTTGTGTGGCTACTATAGTCAGAGCTATTGCTTTACTTATAAACAAATCCCACTATGATAGACAAAACGGAAGCTCGAGAGAGAGCATATAACAAAGTTATCGCAAACCTAGAGGACGTTAAGAGACGTATAGTAAGAAACCAGCAAGAGATTGATGGAGTCTTTGTAACTAAGGTCAATGAAGAACTGCTAGAGATAACTAAAGGAGGTCTACAGCGTGAGCTCGCAACTTGGAGCTACCTAATGGAGGCTATAGAACTTTACGACTTTGTGAAAAAAAGTTAAGAAAAAACTTGCACAGTAAATTTATTATACTTATATTTGCACCATAATTAATTCTAAATATGAATATTAAAGAGAAACTTTCACTAATTCAGCAAGAGCTTAAGGTAGCTAAGAATAGGACTAATAAGTTCGGAGGCTATAAGTTTCGCTCTGCTGAGGACATCCTTGAGTCACTAAAACCATTCAACGCTAAGTACGGTGTAATGTTTTCAGTAACTGAGGAACTAGTAGCTGACGCTGTAATTAAGTCAGAAGCTACTATCTTTGACGTAGAAAGTGGTATGGGTCATTCAGCTACAGCTATTGTAGGTGTTGATTTAAACCAAAAGGGTATGGCCACTGCACAGCAGTACGGCTCCGCCTCTAGCTACGGCAAAAAGTATGCACTCGGTAACCTTCTATTAATTGATGACACAGCAGACGCTGACGCTACCAATACCCACGGTAAGGGCAAGCCAGCATTAAAGGCTAATACAGATGCGTTTGTCAAAGCTGTACAGTTCGTTAAAGACGGTGGCTCAATAGAGCAAATCGAGTCTAAGTATGACGTGAGTGCTGACGTTAAGAAACAATTAGCACAAAGTTCAGTTTAATAATAATAAAACCCTTAATATAATGGCTACATTAGTAACATTAGGTCTTAATAAAGACAAATTGACGTTCAACGAGAAAGGTTGGGCTAACATCACTATCAGTGTTAACGATGACACTAACCAGTACGGTCAGAACGCTTCTGCATTTATCTCTCAGACTAAAGAGCAGAGAGAAGCTAAAGAAGCTAAGACTTACGTAGGTAATGGTAAAGTAGTATGGACAGACGGAGCTATCAAAGTTGCAGACAGAGTTGAGGAAGGTGTTACATCTTCTGAGCAGTCTACAGCTGGGCGTGGAACTCCCGATTTGCCATTCTAATTAAAGTATTAAACGAAACTAAAACCTCTCTTTTATGATAGCTACAGTAAAAAACCTTAAAGAAAAATTAATGGACGTTAAGTACGACCGCATAGAGCAAGGTCTAGGTCTTAACATCCCAGAGGTTGACGAGTGGCTAAGGTTTAAGAGAGGTGCGTTTAATATATGTATAGGGCACGCCAACACTGGTAAAACTACTGTCATCTTGTATCTATTGGTAGCGTATGCTATGAAACACGGCTTAAAATTCTTGATTTTCTCAAGTGAAAATACTGATTATAGTATTGCAAGGAAGCTTATAGAGTTCAAAACAGCTACGCCTATCCAACAGTTACCAGACTCAGTAATTGAATCAGAGCTCGAATGGGTCAATGAACACTTCAAAATCATTCTGGTAGAGAAAATCTACACAGCTCGAGTATTGATGAGCGAAGCAAAAAAGATTAAAGAAGTATTTGACTTTGACGGCCTACTGGTAGACCCTTATAACTCACTAGCTAAAGACCCTCAGCTATTACGCTCGGTCGGTGGTCACGAATATGACTATCAAATAGCTTCTGAGTTTAGATTATTTTGTAAAGAGAATAACGTATCTATGTGGCTTAACTGTCACGGTGTTACAGAAGCACTACGTAGAAAGCACCCAGCTGACCACGAGATGGCTGGATTCCCACAACCTTGTTCAATGGCTGACGTTGAAGGAGGCGGTAAATGGGGAAACCGTGCTGATGACGTAGTTTCAATTCACAGGTATACGCAGCATCCAGAGAGATGGATGTACAGCGACATCCACGTGGTAAAGGTTAAGGAAACAGAAACAGGAGGAAGGCCAACACCTATGGACTCTCCAATCTCAATGAGAATGATGCCTGCCAACTGCCAGTTCACTGTCGCTGGAGTACCCGTAATAGAGGGCTCTGTAAAAGTAGATACTAAACTAGAATTTTAATGATAACATTAGGAATCTTAATACTAGCGTTTTTAGCAGTCTATGTATATCAGACTAACGATAATGCTGCAATACGAGTGAGCTTCGTTAAAGGCTTAATGTTTGGCTTTGTCTTTGGTGAAGCTGAACTAGAGGAAGGTGTGACTGGTTACCACTACCAGTTAGGATTTGCATTTGTAATTTTAACAATAGATTGGTATGTCGAAGTATAAAGCTATAGAGTTATTATCAGTACACCACTCTGACTTTGTTGACGCTGCTAAGAGTTTAGCTGGTAACAACTTTAAGGTCAGAAACTATGCAGAGGACTATGTTCAGGAAGCTTACATAAAGCTACTTAGATACGATGACCTATACGACAAGATAGTAGAGGGAGAGAAGGCTAGTAAAGGCTATATGTTTTTTGCACTTCGCTCAATTATCTTTAATGACTTGAAAAAAGTTAAAGAACCTAAGTACAATCACGTAGGAGACCAGTACGATATGGATTACTGCTTTGAGTTGCTAGATGAGGGTATAGACCCTAAGATAGAAGCTATCGAGTCTCTAGAGACTAAGATGTACGAAGTACTTAAGGCCGAATCAGATGATTGGTTTGACTACGAACTATTCAGGAAGTACTTAAAGACTGGTAAGTCATTCAGAGTGCTAGCTGAGGAAAGCGGTCTAGGCATTCAGACTATCTACCTATCAATCAAAAAGAGTAAGCTCATTATTGCAGAGCATTTGTATAACGATTATTTAAAATTTACTAAAGGAGAATATAATGGCTAAAAAGAAAAAAGGTGGGCTGTATGAGTCCAGAATAGAAAAACCAAAGAAGCGCAGAAAAGGAGTTCACTCTAAGAACGCTAGTAAAGGTCAGGTTAAATTTAAACAAAAGTCCAGAGGACAAGGTAAAAATAGGTAATTATGAACGAAAGAGTATTTGAATTACACGATGAAGGGCTTACGGCTGGTAAGATAGCTCAGAAGCTCAAGATTAAAAAAGCAGTTGTTTTAGATATCCTAGGAGACGTTGCTAACAAAGGTCTAGGTGACACTGTAGAGAAAATCACAGAAGCCACTGGAATCAAGGCTGTAGTAGAAACTGTAGCTAAGGCTCTAGACTCTGACTGCGGGTGTAAAGCTCGCAAGGAGAAGCTCAATAAGATTTTCCCCAACAGGAAACTCAATGACTTGTCTGAGTCTGATTACGACTACTTAGATAAGTACTTCGCTGAAAAGAGACACTCAGTGTCATCTAAGGAGCAAAAGGAGTTAGTTAGGATTTACAATGATATATTCAACTCAAAGAGAGTTGTATCTAATTGCTCTCCGTGTGTAGCTAGCGTAGTAAGAGAACTTAAGCGTATCTATGAAGCAGCTAACGACTAAGAAGCTAAAGAAGCTAAGCTTAACAGAGCTCAATAAGATTGCTGACCAGTTTGCCACAAAGCTACAGTGGCTGCATTCTACTGGAAAGAATGAGACAGAGCCTGAGAAGTACAAAAGAGTTGCTCTAGAGTTATACCACGTTGCTCAGATTATTGAGGAAAAGGAAGCTCTAAAGTATAACAAAAAGTTTAAGTACAATTAATTTTTTTCACGTGGGGCTTGCATATGTCAATTATTTGTCGTATGTTTGCCTCACTTAATTTATAAAATATGTCAGAAATAAGACCACGTTTAAACGGAGCTCGCAAAATCAACTTCGAGTTCTTCAATCAAAAAGAGAGCAGAGTTCTAGTCATTGGTGACTTACACGCTCCATTCGACTTAGAGTCGTACTTCGACCACTGTGTTGAGGTTTACCAACGCTACAACTGTAATAGAGTAGTTTTCATTGGTGATGTAATTGATAACCATTACAGCTCATACCACGAAACAGATGCTAACGGTATGGGCGGAGCAGAGGAACTAGAGCTAGCTATCGACAGACTCAGACGCTGGAATCACGCATTCCCAGTAGCTGACGTTCTTATCGGTAACCACGACAGAATCATTATGCGTAAAGCTCAGACTTCTGCTGTTCCTAGTAAATGGATAAAGTCATACAAGGAAGTACTAGAGACTCCTAAGTGGAACTTCGTTAACGAACTAGAAATCGACGGAGTGTTATATGTACACGGAGAAGGCGGTACTGCTCGCACAAAGGCTAAGAATGACTTACAGTCAGTTGTACAAGGTCACTTGCACACTCAAGCTTATACTG